TAGCGGCCCTTGTCCATTACATCGTCGATGGCCTTGGCCATCTTCTGGACGCTGCTGCCCTGGATGAAGCCCAGGGTGATCTCGCGCTTGGCCAGCGCCGCCAGGTGGTCGCAGGCCCCCCACACGGCCTCGGAGAAGTGCTTCTCGCTCCAGGGGTGGGCCAGCACCTGGCGGATCAGCCTCTTGTCCAGCTTGGCCACATTGAAGCCCAGGCCGATGCCCCGCTGGATCGCAAAGCAGCTTTCATAATAGTTCACCTTCAGCATATCGCCCAGGAGCGTTTCCAACTTGGCGTTGCTGTCCCCGGCCAGGTCGATCATGTTCTGATAGATATTTGCCAGCAGCCGCTCTTTCTGGCTGATCCGGCTTTTCATGGCCAGGGTATTCAATTCCAACATGGCCTTGCTGTCCAGGGCGGCCCCGGAGGCGTCCTCGATGTACTTCTCTATGGATTTTCGCCAGGTACTGTACTCACGCCCGGAGAGCAGCTGGGAAGCCTGGGCGTCGGTCAGAGCGTTGTTCTTGGCGAACCGGGCGAACAGGGCGTTGATCTCCTTCTCCACGTTGTAGGCCGCCTCATCATAGAGGAAAATCAGTTCCCTCGCCGCTTCATCGGTCCGCTTGGTGTTTTGAAGCACCCGCATTTTGGCGTCCTCAATCCACTCGCTACGCTGCCGGTAACTCATGTGACCACCCTGCTTTCATCCTGGGGCGGCGGGGCCGGAGGCTGGCCCGGCTCCTGCTGCGCCGATGCCTGGGCCTCCTGAAGGGCGTGGGCCAGGGCGTCATAACCGTCGAAACCGCCCATGTCCTCCTCGCGCTCCTCCCGCAGCTTTTCCAGTTCGTCCTGCACGTTGTCAACGGTGGGCAGCATCTTCAGGCGACTCTCCCGCGACAGGTCATTGGCCAGCATAGTGATGATCTGCGCGATCTCCAGCACGTTCTGCGGCTTGTTGCGCCGGAACTGGATATCAATGTCCCGGTAATCATAATGGCCGCCCTGGATATTCAGGATGTTGGTGATCAACTCAATGCGCCGCTGCAGCGCCCGCTTGAACTTGCGCTCCTTGATGGAGCATATCTGCTCCAGCCCCCACAGCTTATAGGACACCGCCACTCCTGACAGATTCCCGCCGAAGTTCTCATCATTCAGGTTGGGGACGCTGGAAAACAAGTGCATATCCTCCCGGAGCCGTTTCTTATAGTTCTCCAGCGGGGTGTCGGCCACCTCCTTGATCAGCCACTGGATGTCGCCGCCGTCCTCCAGAATGATGGCTCCTTTCTCTTTCATGTCAGCGATGTCCTGGGAAGATACATCCCCCATTTTCAGCACTTTCAGGATGGCCTCATCGTTGTACTGGAAAAAATTTGCCGTGTTGCTCTGCGCCCGGTTGTAGGCATCAATAATACTGACTACGCCCTCGAAGTCGCCCAGGCGCTCCTCATTGTTGATGTACTCGATGAACGGCACATCGCCCCAATAGTGAGGCCGGATATCTACCAGGTCCAGGGGACCGCCGTTGAAGCTGACGAAATACCAGCAGTCGGTGGTTGTCCAGAACTCCACCTTCTTGATGGGGTGATCGTCCTTGTCCCTGGAGTAGATGAAGCGCAGCGCCGCCATGGGGGTGGTGTAGCCAGTCTCATAGATCATGATGCAGTTGCCGGGGGCCACCTTCACAAACCGCACCTGGGCGTCCTCATCCATGTAAAGCATCTCGAAGCAGTCCCCGTCGATGCTGCAGGTCTTGGCCACCTCCGTGTTTTCGTCCTGCTCATCGTTATAATCGAAGATGTCCTGTAGGGCGGCCAGGAAAGCGTCATCCTGGCTGGAGTAGACCACCGGCTTGCCGATGAAATAGCCCACGGCGGTGTCGGTGATATACTTGGCCATATTGTTGACGATCTTGTTGTTGGGAGCGGTGCTGTCCCTTTTGACCACCCGGAGGATGTCATGGTCCCCCACATAGTAGCCCTCCAGGCGCTGGTATTTGGTGCGGTCCTCGTTTTCGTCGATAATCTTCTTGATATCCGCTTCCGTCAGGCCCTCCAACGAGGACCGTTCCATATACAAAACAGGCAATCAGCCCACCTCCTATAAGCCCAGGTCTCTGCGGTCCAGGATACGAAACCGCTTTGTTTTCTTGGCGATGGTCCGCGCCCCTTCCAGGGCGTCCGGGCCGTCATCGTGCGCCCCCATGGGGAAGTGATATAGCTGCTCCAGCAGCCGCTTGTGCCGGGGATTGAATTTGATATACTTGTTTTTGATATCCGGCTGCAGCGTCTGGATGCGCAGCACCTTGTCGCTGGTCTGCTGGACCTCCTCAATGGGCAGATACAGCCCTGCCCGTGCGCTGGCTTTGGCCAGTTCTTCCTTCAGGAACCACTGGAACTGGTTCACCTCCGCGCCCAGCTTCTTATAGCCGCGCCCATAGGTGGCCCGGAGCCACCGCTCCTTTTCCAGCACGTCGCTGATAATCCGGTCCGGGTGGCGGCGTTCAATATCGGCGTCCACCACATACATATATCCGCTGGCTTTGTGCTTGGCCAGGGTGATGATCGCGGAGAAGTCGCTTTTTTTGCTCTTGCCCAGGGAGGGGTCCACGAAGCCGAAGAACTGATACGCCTGGTCCCGGAAGTTGATCTCGGCCTCGTTGTAGAAGTCGAACCACTCCTGAATGAAAATGCAATCATCCGGGTTGATCGGCTCGTTCTGCAGTTCGCTGTTGAATGCCGCCTCGCCGTCCGTCACACGGGAAACCATCAGGGCATAGTAAGAATTTTTCTCCTCCCACAGTACCTGGGTCCCCTCCAGCATGGCCGCCCGGTGTTCCTCGAAGAACGCCAGCGCATCCCGCTCCCGGTCATCGTTGTCCAGGTCGGTGTAGATGTTCTCCCACTGCTGCCACAGATCATCCGCAGCGGAAAAGGAAATCACAGCCCGGTATTTGATGGCCTGATAGGAGGGGTTCTTCAGCGTATTGGCCAGCAGGCTGTCATAATGGAGCAGGGTGCCGATATACACGATATCGGTATAATCGTCCCCGGCCTTGGACACCGCCTTTTTAAACCAGCTGTCCAGCTTGGCCCGCTGCTCTGGGGTGCGCACGTTCTCATCGTTCTCTACATCGTCCAGGATAATCAGGTCGGGCCGCCAGTTGCGGTGCTTCCGGCCACGGATTTTCTTACCGCTGCCGATAGCCTCGATCTTGATGTTGCTCTTGGTCACCAGGACGTTGGAACGCCACACTGGGCCGATCAGGTCCCCAAAGTCTGCCCGGATCGCGCCGTTCTCCTCGAACTCCACCCGGATATTGTCCAGAAAGCCCTCGGCCTGGTCGCTGCTGTCTGAAATAATGATGGGATAGTGTTTGTACTCATACAGGGCCGAGTGCATGGTGCCTTTGAACGTCAGATTCGTGCTCTTGGCGTGACCACGGGGCGCAGCCACCACTCGCCGCACACCGGGGAGACGGTTGATCGCCTTGGCGGCTGCCGGAGTAAGCGGGGCGCGGCCCTTCAGCACACCCTGCTGCCAGATATTATCCAGTTCCCGGTGGAACTCAGGGGAGGGGCGGCTGAAATAATGGGGAAAGTAGGCCCGCCCAAAAAACTCCATGTCAATGGCCCCCAGCTTGCGCCGCAGACCGCCGGGGCCGGTCAGGGAACAGCCCAGGTCGTATTCACGCTTCAGCGCCGCCCGCTCCGGGGAGGCGTCCTTTTGTAAAAACTGTTTTAAGAGGTCTTTTAAGGCGTTTAAATCTTCCTCACCCTGGGCGGTAGTCTTGGCCTCTGCCTCCGCGATGGCCCCCAGCAGGGCAGCCGCAGCGCCCGTTTTCTTTCGCCTCATGGCGTCCTCCTTTTCTGCACCCCGCAAAAAACGGCCCACAGGGGCCGCACAGGGGCGTTACTTCGCACAGGCCCGTTTACCCCACCCTCGCCCTTGCGCGGTTTTTAAAGGGGGCTGTGGGCGTCTTAAACGGCATTTCAGAGGGACAGTAAAAGCCGGGCGGATTTTCAGGGGCCGGTGGGTGCGCTTCGCCACCCAGGCCCCCGATTTTCAGCCCGGTTTTTTGCTCAATGTGTCCCTCGCTCACGGAGGGAGGGACGCATCAACCTCCGACCATTTACAAGTTCCTGTTATTCGCTTAAAAGGTTAAACGACAATGGGATGGTCCGCTTCTCGCCGCACACGCTCAATTCCACGGTGGCGCGGCGGCTGTGCTTGTCGATCTTCGTGATCCTGCTGGGGAAGTGCTGAAGGATGCCGGTGCCAAGTTTGACCTCGCCCTCCGGCGTCAGCTGGGCCGTGGTCGGCTCCAGGGGCTTCCCCTCGCCCGCCAGCAGCTTGATCCACTCGGCCTCCAGGTAGGTCAGCGTGGACGGGTGCAGGCCGTCCGGACCGAGGAACCGCAAGACGCCGGGGATGGCCTTCACCATGTAATAGTTCTCGGCGGTGTAGTCCAGGTTCAGGAATACATACCCCGGAAACAGGGTGTACTCCTTCTGGCTCCAGCCGCCGCCCTTGCGGATCAGGCGGTTCTCCCTGGGGACATAGGCCAGCACCCGATTGTTGGTCAGGGTGCTGGTCACCGCCATCTCCTTGCCTGTCGATACCTGCAGTACATACCACATAAGCCTCACCTCTGCTCCAAGCCCTCGGCCTTTTTGGCGGCCAGGAATTTTGTCACCTCTGCGTAAAGGTCAGGCCGCTCCTTGGCCATGGCCTGGAATACCAGGGTGCGCACGGCGTCCAGTCCGGCCTCCGTGGTATCCTGGTTCTGCACCTCCACGCGCTTCTTATAGGCTGCGGCCCGGATCAGGCCGGTGGCCTCTTTCATCATCTTGTCGACCTTGATGCCCTTCCAGTCCTCCTCGGTGGTGTTGACCAGGGCGTTGAACATATTCTGGCTGGTCAGCCGGATGATGGCTTCGGTGGTATCCAGGTCGGGGTAACGCTCCAGTTCCCCCATCATGGCCCGGAAGTTCTCCTGGGCGATGGCCAGGGCCTGGATGTTGGCGTCGTAGTCCTGCGCATACCGGCAGACGCTGGCGATGGAGATGCTGACTCCGTTATCCTCCAGAAAATCTACGATCTCGGCATAGGTGGCATCGGACAGCAGCATCTGCTCAACCGTTGCTTTCAGTTCCGGGGCCAGCCCGTCGATCTTGCTGTGCTTTCTGTTCGATCTTCTCCCCATGCCTACACCTCGATCATCTTATCGTCGATGCCACCGGCCAGGAGGCGGATGCCCTTGCCCGTCAGCCGGGCCTCCAGCGTTTCAAAGTGATTGTCGGCCAGGCTGGCGGGACCTTTCGTTGCCACGTCCCGCAGGTCGATGTACCCCTCCAGCGCCAGGAAGTTCACGGCGTCCAGGAACTCATCCTGGCTGATGCCGTCATCCTCCAGCACGTTCTGGATGCCGGACAGCTT